ATGCTCCAGCTCCCGGCCTTCCATTCGTGCGTAACGATGTTCCAGATCATCGATGCAGGGAAGGACCAGACCGCCGAGATAATCGTTTCTGTTATACTTTTCAATCAGTTCATTCGCATCATTGATTAATTCGTTCCAATAATCCTGTGATATTTCCGGCGTGTAAAACTTCTTCCGGAATGTAAAGTATTCTCCGAAGAACTCATATTCTTCCGGTATATCCTTGTTCTTTACAGATGCCATTGTTATTCCTCCAGATCTCCGAAAGGTAATTCATCATCATCCGGATCCGTGAATCCGTCATTGTCTGGTTTATCATCTTTCTCCCATCCGCATTCCCAGTCAAACAAACCATGTGCGGAAGATATACGTTTTGATGTGTCTTCGTACCACAGCGGGAGTCCTTCCCTGTCTACCTGTCCGTTCAACCTGTTCTTCCAGATATGCAGGACTCTGTCTCCGTCTTGGTCTTTCTTTGGTTCCGCATAATTCAGAACCACGTCTGCAAGGTTCGTGATATTCGATGATCCCATGACAGCATCACAATCATCTGAATCGGAATTGTTCTTTTTCGGATGGACAATCAGGAAGATCAGTGCATCGTGCTTCTTTGCCATCACTGACAGCTCTTTCACGAACTGCGTCTGCTGGCGGTACAGATCCGCTCCGAGATCATCCTCGATAGCGGTCATCAGGTTATCGATGAAAAGCACTTTGCAGCCATACTGTGTGATTGCGGTTTCCAGTGTCTTCAGCAACGATTCTTCTTCCGTTTCGCTTTCTGTATCATTCCGGAAGATTGAATTGTCATAGAAATATGCTTTGTCCGCATACCACTCTTCCAGCTTTTCAGTCACTTCCGCATTGATCGAATAGGTGTTTGACCTCCCGCCCTGCAAAACGTTTATGTACCTTTTTCCGGCAGCTTGACGCTCAAACCATTCCTTGAACATCCAATCGTTCAGCTCTCCGGAATAGAACATCACTGTGTGACCTTCCGAGATTGCCCTGATTCCGAACTGTGATCCGAGCGTTGATTTGCCTTTCCCACGTTTTCCGGTCAATATGATCAGCTGTCCGAGAAAGAATCCGCCTCCAAGTTTCTTGTCAATCGTGCTGAACCCAGATGAAATACTAATCATTTCTTCCGTTCTCCGTCTTTGAATGTCCACCAGTCTCTTGATTTTCGGATTCTCGACCACAACCGCATTCTGTACTGCATTGATCACGGCCTGTTTGCCATGTTTCCGCAACAGGTCGTTTGCATCCTTGCAATCCAGATAATCATCCGGCCTGACATGTTTGACGGTTCCATGAAAACGCTTTGCCATTTCATCCAGCAGAGTTATGTGGCCCTTTTCATGATCGCCAAACACAATCAGCGTTTTGAATCTTCCAAGAAAGTCCCAACAGTACGGAACCCATGTAAAGCCATTCGCTCCATTCGGTACAGAAACGGCGTTCTCTATTCCGGCTTCCAGTACGGACAAACTGTCGATCTGTCCTTCTGTCAGGATCAGAGGCTTTTCCGTATCCTTACAGATATTCATCCCGAAAAGAATCGGCTTACAGTTCGATTCACAATATTCTTTTCCGTACTTCTTAATTCGTTCCTGATCTGTGTTCCGATACTTTACGAACTGGAGCTTGTTGTTTTCATCATGGAATGGAAAAACAATAACCGAATCATCATTCTTCTTAGTTGTGATGTTCAGCTTCTCAGTGATCCCGGCGGATATTCCTCTGGTTTCCAGATAAGCAATAGCTGCAGGCTTCGTGACAGGAAGACTATACTTCCGGATGTCTCTATATTTTTTCTTGTGCTGATAATATTCATCTGCATCATTACCAAGCGAAAAGTTAAAGTCCTTCGCAAGTGTCAGCATGTTACCTTTTGCATCACATGACGCTCTCAGACATCTGAACTGTCCAGTATTAAGATTGATTGCAAACGTGTTCTTGTCATTCGTGAGCTGTCCGCAATACGGGCATTTCTTGAAATGCAATTCATCCCCACGCACACGGAACTCGATTCCCTGCTCCCTGCCGAAACGCTTTGCGTCCTCCGGGTCGAAGTGATAAATATTCAATCAAACCCCCACCCTTCATTATCGATCCAGCCTTCTTCATCTGGATCCGTCCCCGCAGGGTTATTTTCTTCTTTAGTGTCTTCTACATTCTTTGTAATGTATTGTTTGTGTCCGTCAGATGTCCGTGAGATGTCCGCAGGTTGTTCAAAGGTGTGCTGTTTGGTTTGTCGCAGACCTTGATATTCCCCATATTTTATAAGGGTTATAAGTGTTCCGTTACTGTGTCGTTTTTTGTCTATCATCTGTTCCGTTTTTAGGTCATCTAAAAAGCGTCTTACTTTTCCACGACTCCAACCCCACTTATCTGCAAGAATCTGCATACTTGTCAAATATTCGCCTCGTTTTATCGTGATCGGATGACCATCAAACAGTATTGTCTTATCCTGATGATTGACCGATATGATCAAATCGATCCATGCCTGACCACGAGAAAACGGTTTGTCTTTCCACACCCAGTGATCACGGACATCCCTATACACTTTGATATATCCCTTATCCGTACTCACCCCGTTCCAACCTTTCCTTTATATCTCTGTACAATATCTCTTTGATCAACACTCCAGATGTGTCACTCTTGCAGAAAACAGGAGTCAGATTATACCGGACCATCCATGCTGTGAGTGATGCCTTAAATGCCAATGGGTTATACTTGCTTCTGTATCTGTGGTTCATGATGCCTTCCCAGCTTCCGTTTTCCACCAACAGATAAACCTTCGCATCGTTGGAAACCGCCCGCTCAAATTCTCGTCTGAACCGGTCCCGGCTTCTGGTGAAACAGGATGCAAGTTCATCCAGACTCATTTTTCTCTCGACAACACACTTTGCGGAAATTGCACCGGATCCATCATGCAGAGCGTTCCCATCCGGCAGAATGATATTTCCGCAGTAATCTCCATAAGATAAAGTGGCCCTCTCTGAAGCAACGCCAAAGGTCTTAATCCTTTCGGATGCCTTTGGCGTCATCTGCTCTCTTGTATCCACTACGATCTTGAACGACTGGAGTGTAGTCTCGACTTCCAGCGGGTCCATGATCAGAACGGCAGCTCTTCTTCTGCGCCGTCAGGGATATTCATGAAGCCATCGGCATCAGTAGCAGGTGCAGGCTGTGGAGTATTGGAAGCCAGGAGCTTGTCCTTTGGCATGTTTCCGGCCTTTCCCTTCCGCACGTCATCAGCTACACAAGTCCAGCGCAGCTTCGTGTGGTCGTAGATCTTGCCGTTGTACTCTGTCTGTTCAATGCTAAACTTCCCGCCGATCAGCTTATTTTTCAGCTTGCTGATATCTCCGTCAAACACAAAACCATTGTTGGAATCTTCCAGATCCGCAAAGAACGTGTTCCATGTATCGAAAACATACTGTGGTGATCCGTCCGCCGGAACTGTCAGATAGAAGATCGCATCATTAGGCCACTTCGCATCATCGTTGTTTGCCTTCAGAGACTGGAAGCGTCTGTCCCAGTATCCTTTGTACTCACCTTCAGCAATATCGAAAGCAAGAGTGATGTGCTGGTTGTCGTTGTTCCGGTTCTTCTCCTGTTTCGCTCCTAAGATTTTGACAACATAGGCCCCCTTCGGAAGCTGTTCAAAGTTCTTTCTTCTTTTGGATTTGTCGTAGGTTGGTAATGCCATTTATTTATCCTCCTTGTATTTATCTTCAATCATCATTTCGACCAGTCCCAAAATATGCTTGTTAATCATATTGGAAAATTCATGAATAGCACTTGCGATGTATAAAGCGGCAGAGTCCTGACTTGATATATCAATATCGTCAGTGAATTCGCTCATAACTTCATCAAAAGCATTCCAATATGATTCATTGTTTATTTGAGGAGCGTTCGTGAAAACCTCATTAAGTTCTTCAGCTGCTCGATCACTTACAAAACCAATATTTTTCTCCTTAATATTCTTCCAACGCTCTAATCACTTCCGCCATATCATTCGGAATAGTCGCATCCTTAAAAGCACCTCTTGGAGTCTTTGCCGTACTGTTGAATGCTTTCGTTTCAAAGATGTACTTCACATCATTCCCATCAGGAACGGCCTTACTGTAAAGTACCGTAGTCAGCTTCGTTTCCAGCCCGATCTTGTCCAGCTTCTTTCCGGATGTCTTGATATGTGCGAACTTGTATCCGTCATCATCACGATCCACCTGAACGTGTGCCAGAAAGATCACCGTCAGGTCATCCCGCATGGTCAATGCATAGTCGATGATGTCGTACACCGCCCAAGCTAGATCCGCCCACTTGTCATAGGTCTTTTCTTTCCTGCGCCTGTTTTCATCCGCAACCATGATTCCGTTGATGGTATCCACAACAACAACCTTGATGTGCTTCATGTTTTCCTGAGTGTTTATCTTCTGCAGGATGCTCAACACAACAGTCTGGTGATCAGTGACATAATAGTTCTTGTTTTCTTCCGCATACTGTTCTCGGATCTCTTTCCGGAATGGCAGCCGCTTCTTATCACAATTGATGATAAATGTGCTTTTGGGGTCAAGCGTTTCCAGACTTGTTGTCTTGCCGGAACCTGATTCACCCATCAAGCAAATGGTATTAGCCATGTCTTTCCTCCTTCATTATTTCTTTCAGATTCCTGATGGACTGGATGTAGTTAGAAGCAGACCGGGCCTCATGTTCTTCATAGATCGGATTGTCCGGAGTGTTTTCCAGAATCCTGTCCAGTCTGTCTTCCAGTGCCTTCAGTCTTTCTTTGTTTGTCATGCCAGCCTCCTGTAAACATCTTTCAAACAGTCTTCGCATATTTCCATATCATCAATCTCATAATATGGATCTCCTTCGTACAACGATCCGCCACAGAATGCGCAATGCAGACAGGCACGCTCTTCCAGTTCGTCTTCATACCGGAGCTGGTCACGAAC